TAGTTGGTATGATGATTGAGCACTTTCTAGCAAATATCTTATTTGGGGTTAACCCACATTTATTAAGAATCATTGACTTAACAATTTCTTGCTTTGTTATCCATTCAACATCAGTAAATTGTAAAAGTTCTATTCCATTTTCAAGACAGTCTACGGTTTTAGCTAAATGTCTCTTTCTATTATCACCAACATCTGTATTAATATCCAATGAATGCCAATACACGCCATTAATTTCAATAGCTAATCTATATTTGTGGATATATATATCAAGTTCCTTTGGTGAAATTTCTGTCCTATTAGAAGATTCAAATTCAATGATATTGTCAATCAAATATTGCTGCAACTGCTTCTCATGACTGGATACCGAATATGCGTAGTTTGATTCTATATCGTGTTTTTTTAAATAATTGCAAACCGTAGAAGCTGCTATACCTAATTCGGTTCCAATTTCAAACATAGTCTTTTTATCATTTTTATAACTATTTTCAAGATATTCTTTTTCTATTAATCTATTAAAGACTTTTAACATATGTTTCTGCGAAGAAACCTCAACACCATATCTTTCAAGATTGGTTTGTTTTACTTTATCATACACGTCTTTATTCTGTGCCACATACTCAACATTATATCTTTCGATATTGGTTTGTTTTTGTTTTTCTTGAACTTCTTTAGTTTGTGCTGGATATTCCTTACCATATACTTCTAAACAAGTTTTTTTTCTTTTTTCTTGAACTTCTTTATTTCCTAAAGGTGATTCTACGCCATATACTTCTAAACAAGTTTTTTTTCTTTTTTCTTGAACTTCTTTATTCTGTTGTGGGTTAGGAAATCCGTATTTCTTTGTATTAGTTTTTATTCTATTAATATCTGCACACTTATTACAAATAAATCCCCTAAGATGATTATTTGCGTTTTGTTGGAATGAACCATGTATTTTACATATTATGGTTATCTTATTACAACTTTTTGTATATTCCGACTTAGAATAATCATATCTATCACCGTGAACATTTCTAGCTTTTTCTATAAATTGTTCTGTTGTTAGTCTTTTTTTCATTTTTAATAATTATAAATAGTAATAAATATATTTATTATAACATAATTTAAAAGGATTGTCAATGGCAACTAATCCGTTCATGCAAGCGGGAAAAGGCATAGGTGCTGCTTCCGAACAAAATCTATTAAGAAATTTAATGGACGAAAGCATTCAGTTTACTGGTTGTGATTGCTATTACATCCCTAGAAAGTTAGCAAATTTTGATGCAATATTTGGCGAAGATAATACCAGTTATTTCAATCAATTTGTAATCATAGAAATGTATCTGCAAAGCTATGAGGGCTTTACCGGTGAAGACGATTTTATGTCTAAAATTGGCTTAAGGACCAAAGAAGAAGTTGTTTTGAAAGTTTCTAGGCGTAGATTTACTGAACTAATAGTTGACCGTGGATTAACAGAAGGCATTCCTCGCCCAAGAGAAGGCGATTTAATTTGGCTACCTATGGACAATAACTTATTTGAAATTAGAAATGTATCATTAAAAGACCCATTTTATCAATTACAAGATTATTATTCTTTTAATATTGCCTGTTCATTATTTCAATACAGTTCAGAAATTATCGAAACAGGTATACCAGAAATACAAGATAGTTTGCCACCAAGTTTGGATAATAAACTATATAATTTTATTACTGGTGATGAAAATGTAACTATTGATGCAACAGTACCAGAATTGGCTGGTGTTGGTATTGATAAGATTGATTACAATTCTTCTAATAAAGATATTCACACAGAATCAAATGCAATAGTAGATTTTAGTGAAGCAAATCCGTTCGGATTAAGTGGTCAATAGAGATATGGATGATGTTTAATAGCATCATCCATAATAATTTATTTGTCAACTAAAATCATCCAATGTTATTTTTTTAGTTTGCTGTTTTGTGATTGTTGTATTTTCAAGCATTTTTATATCTGAAATGGAATCTCTATCAACAATACTATTCGATATGTTTTTCTTAATCAATTCTTTAGCATCGTATACAAATATGGTTTTGTTGTTAGTATAAAAATATATATACAAATCAACATCATAGATTTCTTCTATATATAATTTATCAGTTCTTTCGCTATTATAGTAATCTATTTGTAGTTGTATTATTTTATTTTTATATTGATATTTGAATTTATCTATTTTAGTATAATTTTTATATAATTCTTGAAAAAGCATTTCTCCAGAATAGCCAGGATATTTGCTACTCTTGAACTCATACATACATTCTATTGTTTTTTTCTGTTGCCCATTTGGGACTAATGTTTGTTTATGTGTAGTTTTAATCGGCATATTTTCAATATAATCGAAAATTATCAATTCACAAGTTCCTTCTAACGATTTAATAAAATTCCAATATTCATGATAATTGAATGATGTATTATATCCAGCTTTGGCATTTTCATAAGGTGGGTCAGAAATCACAACTTTATCTTTTAATAATTCTTTCTGTATATCTAAGTAAGAACCATTTAACACTGTTGGTGATAGTTCTTTCCATCTACGCAATGAATCTCTATATTCATGCATAACTCTCAATTGTTTTATTTTTTTATTAAACGGAACATTAAAACCATTAGAAGAATATCTGAACATAGAAGAAAATGACATTTTTAATAAATAAAATGAATATTTCCACCAATCTTCTTTACTTCTATATGTAAAATAATCTTCTTCCGTGAATATTTCCATAGGAACTAATTCATCAAATCTTGATAAAATTTTATAAATGAATGGGTCAATATCATTTAATATTGTTGTTTTTGCTAGACTCGCTGATATTACACCAGAACCAGCAAATAATTCAACAAAATCTTTACCATAATGGTGTTGTAATTTTTTAACCCATGAAGCCTTTGAACCTTGCCATGTTGGTATGAATTTTTTTATTATCATATGTTCTACTAAAATTTAACTAATTTAATATTATATCATGAAAATCATGATTCCGCAATACTTATAAATATAATAAACAGTTTATTTAGGATAAAAAATGAAAACATATAAAGAATTGAAAGAAGTGTTTGGAAGAGAAGCTTTACAAAAAAAATTATCTGATAAAGGATTTGGCACATCTGATAGAGAAAAAGAATTATAAAAATCTGCAACCATTATGGGCTGAAGATAATATCAAGAAAGATAATAAACTTATAGGTAACGCTAATGTTCAACACAACATTTAATCATGGCACAATAAGGAAAACCGTTGTTGCTTTTGGTAATATGCTAAATGGGTTAAAAATACAAAGATTCAATCCAAATGGAACAGTTCTTCAAGAATTGGATGTTCCGCTGGCATATTCAGCTAAAGAAAAATGGGTAACTAGAATTTCTGGAAACCCAGATTTATTGAAATCTACTTCTATAACTTTACCTAGAATGGCATTTGAAGTTTTGTCTTATAAATATGACCCAACTAGAAAATTAAATTCTAATAATAAAGTAATAAATTGTGGAACTGGTGATAGGGGAACTAGTGTTTTTGCCCCAGTACCATATAATATTGAATTTGGATTATATCTTGCTTCTAAAACAATAGAAGATTCTCTGGCAATGTTAGAACAAATATTACCATATTTTTCTCCACATTATAATTTAACAGTAAATACAATAACAGAATTAAATTTATCAGAAGATATTCCTATTGTATTAAATGGCACCAATTCTGACGATAATTATTTATCGGAATGGATTGAAGAAAGATTGTTAATAAATACTTTAAATTTTACAGCTAAAGTTAATTTATTTGGACCAATAGCAACTGGACAAAGTGTAATTAAAGAAGTTGATGTTAATTTCCTCACAAATGCTGTAGGAAACACATCTTCTGGTGAAAATTATAATGCAGTTGTTAATCCAAGAACAGCTGCTAAAAATGAAACTCATACTATAGATGAAACTTGGTCAAGCATATGAAATATTTTATAACAGCAACATTTAAAACAGTTAAAACATATTTTATTAATATTTTATTATGGATTGATATTGGATTCAATGTTTTTGTTATGGCTGGAAGTCCATATGAAACTATATCCAGTAGAGTTGGTAAAAATGCCAAGAAAGGTAAAAAATGGGCAATTTTATTAAAGAAAATCATAGATTTTTTATTTGGTCCAGAACATTGCACAAAATCAGAAGTATATGATTATGATAGAAATACATTTTCCGAAGATGGCAAAGGATTATTTTAAATGACAAGAATAGTTGGTATTGATTATTCACTTTCTTGTCCTGCTATTTGTGTGTTAGAAAATGATATCTTTAATTTTCATTATCTAACATCTAAAAAGAAATTGATTGGTAAATTTAAAACTAATAATGATAAATTTACCATTCGAGGTTATCAACATGAAGATTATTATAATAGCGAAGATAGATTTGATAAAATTTCAAATTGGTCAATGTCGTTATTACAAGAAAGTGATTTAGTTAATATTGAAGGATATTCTTTCGGTTCTTCTGGTATGGTTTTCCAAATTGCTGAGAATGCTGGTATATTAAAACATAAGCTTTATAAGAAAGGCATAAAATACCAAATAACGCCTCCTAGTGCCTCAAAAAAATTGGCGACGGGCAAAGGTTCGGCAAAAAAGGAATTGATGTGTGGTGCGTTTGTTGAGCAGACAGGATTTGATATTTTTAAGGTATTTGGGACTGATAAATCAATCAGCCCCATTAATGATATGGTTGATGCTTATTTTTTGTGTGTTATGCTATCAAATTAATGGTTGGTGGTTCTATCACTGCTTGTTGATATTTTAATGCACTAGCATGGCATTTACAGTGTGAGTCACCAAAATTAGAACATTTATTTTTTTTAGCACAATATCCCATCAATTCAAATAAATGTTCTTCTGAAATATCATACATTACTGTTTTATTAAATCTTTTTGTTCTTGGTTGTGTTACCAATAATCTATAAAGTTGTTCTTCTGGTATTTGGTATATTTTTTCCTTCATAATTCATTTAATCTATTTTTTAATCTGGTTAAATGTTCTTCTGATTGTGGTACGCCGCTGGCATTAACAAACAGAAATAGTTTTATCTTATCTGCTTCAGTAAATTTCTTAGCGTCAATGTCTGCATATTGCACGATAATATCTTCAAATCTATAACGGTCATGTTTACTCAATTCATGATAATACACGCCTTTATATGGAATTTTGCTAGTATAGAAATCAACAATAGCATCCAATCTTTGTTTGCCATCTAATATTTCTTCTTTATCATCCCAATTATATTTTAAAAATATAAATTTGCCAATATCTCTACCTTCAAATATAGATTGAATCAACTTTTCTTTATCTTCTATAGTCCAAACATAATCGCGTTGATATTCTGGTGAAAAATCAACACCATAGTTAAGAACTTTTGAAATTAAAGAACTTAATGGGCTGGATAAATAAGTTCTTATTGGTATATTTTTGGCAGTAAATTCTGTATTTTTTATAGAAGTTTTCAAAAACACATGATGCCATACAAAACAACCAATTTCTGCTGTCCTTATTGGATTGCCATAATTATTATCAACTCTTTCATAATCTACAACAATATATCTGTAATCATCAGAAACATAACAGACAACAACATTTTCCAAGTTTCCAATTTCTAATTCATCACCAATTTTTAATTTTCTATTATCTGGTACTGGAATAACTTTATCAGTATTTAAAAAACTGTCTGCTTGTGCTCTTATTAATGCACGTTGAATTGCTTCTTCTCGCGTAAATTCTATCTTTTTAACTTTACTCATCTTCATCTCTAATATGATTATACCAATACATTATCAAAATCGTTATGGCACTTATAACGTATGCATGATTTGTTGAAATAAATGTTGTCAATAGGTTAATAACCTCAAACATCTTTTTTCTTCCTTAGTATCATATAAATTCCAAGCATAGCCATAATAGATGGTTCAGGAACATTTCCTACTGGTTTTTTCAATTCCGGCAATTCTTCTTCATAAACTATTCTTGGATTTGGTTCTATACAAATAAATCCTTCAGGCCAAATATCATATTCACAAGGATGTTCATCAAAACGACTATAATCACTATATCTATGAATATTTTTTATAGGTTTATGGTTTTGTAATTTCTGCAAATAAACGACATCTGGTACTGAATTCTTGAACCATTTGACAATAACCGGTTCATAAATCAATGGAACATCATTATCTTTTGGTGCAAAATTTTTATCTTCATCGAAAGTATCTGCAAAACTATTTACAGATACAATCAATAAAAGTAATAATAATTTTTTCATAATATATTTCTCAAAAGTTGTTTTAAAGTATGAAAAATATTATACACTAAAAAATTTATTTGTCAACAGAATCTTGTGGTATTTCTGTTTTTTCTGGAACTTCTTCTTTAACCTTTTTTCTCAAAGTTCTTTTATCAACAGCAACTTTTACGTATTTTTTTGGAACTCTATTTTCGCCTTTTTTTGGTCTACCTTGTTTGGTTTTGGTTGTTTCAATAACAACTTTTTTCCCATCTGGTGGTACAAAATCAGGTAAAAGAACATTTAATCCATTTTCTTCTGTTGCTTGTTCTGGGTATTTAAATACTATATTACCATGTAAAGACTGTTCTAATAATTCTTGTGGCGTATATACTTTCCAATTGTAATTGCTAGATACTATTTCATTAATACCATGTTTTGTGCTTTTGCGATAAACAGCTGCAACAATACCGTCTTCAAATGTTAATGGTGGTAAAATATCTGGTGCAACTTCACTTATTAATAAATTATTAATTAAAGGAAATAAGTCAGTTAATTTGCGGTCTTTAATTGCAACTAATAATTCTGCTTCTCGCCAATGCAATGCTTCAATCAATTCAATGAATCTTGTCTCCTTTTGCTTCTTTGTTAGTTTAACAAAGCCATTAACAAACAAATAAAGACGTTTCGTTTCCATCATTAAAGAAACTTCACCATAACCATAAGGCTGTTTAACGTGTTCTTTATGTGGCGGCATACCTTCTGGCAATTCCAATCCAATAAAATTTGGTGCGAAATTCATACGCAACAATTCATGTAAAGCTGGATTCAGTTCAATTTCCTTTTTTAGTTTTTCTGCTAATGTTGGTTTCCCTGGTTCATTATCAGAACATACTTTTTCTAAAATTTCATATATGTTTTTATTAGCCATTTTTTATCCTAGTTGTTTATAATTAAAATTCATCAACGCAATCGATTAATAATTTGAATCTACCATACATCAAATAATCAAACAATGTTTTACGGTTTCCCTTAACAACATAGTTATCATAGGTATCTTTAATATTTTGCTGTATATCTTTTGGGATAGCATTCAAATCAATTAATTTAACGTTCCTGTCAAAGTTTTTCTTTTCTTCTTCTGTTAATGATTTCACCATTAATCTATCTGGAAATTCATCAACATATTTTTCATAAATGCTTTTTTGTCTACGACATTCAAAAAAGACATTATCATCGGATAAAACATTTGGAATAGAATCGGCGGTATCTCCGCGTATAACTTGCTCCAAAAGAAATTTCCAAGCTGGTGTTTCTAACTTTATAAATTTATCTTCTACTGGATGATATTGTCTTATTCTTTCATTGCCTAATAATTGTTTAAAATCTTTATCGGCTGATACTATAACAGTTTTTTCTTTATAATTTCTAGCCAATACAGCAATAATATCATCGGCTTCAGTTTTCTCTACTTTAATTACTTTATATGGGAAATATTCCGCAATATCATCTAACACAGAATCAGATATTTTCAATAACATATTCCAATCAATTTTTTTATCGTCTTTCTTTTTTTCCTTTCTCTTGCATTTATAGTTTTTGAAAAAATCTGCTCTCCAAACTTTACCGGAATCAATACAAATAACTACTTCACCATATTCATGAGAAAACTTTTGATTATAATATCTTAATCTATTAAAAATAATATGTTTTAGCAAATCGCCTTTGTTTTCATAAAAATTATTAAGCTCTGATTTAGCAGTACCTAATATACAAGCAATAGAAATTGCTGACCAATCAATCAGAATCATTTTTATACCCTCTTATGATATCTTGCATGTCTCTTAAAGTATTTCTACTTTCGTCTAATTGTTTTAATAAAGATTCTATCACTTCTGTTAGAACCTTTTCTTTATGTTTTGAAGTAGCTAGTTGTTCTTGGTATCTATTGTCTTTAAATACAAAAATTGGTACATATTGTATGTTGCATTCAGCACAATATTGTGCGATTGCTTCATTTGCTTGTCTCAATGTATCCGTTGAACATATAAATTCATCTTTGGAATAAAATCCGCCATTTCCTGGGATATATGCTTCATATTTTCCACTTCTCGCTCTATACAATCTTATATTTGCATCTCTCATATTACCACCAATATTAAAGTATTATCATTAATCGCGCCAGTTGGTGCGCTGTCTTTTGTTTTTAATTCTCTGAAACTACCAAGGATATATGGAAAATCTTTTTTAACAAATTTATGCTTTATTAATTCTGGCTTTCTAACAGTTTTTGATTGAGAAGTTTCTTTATTAATTCCGTAAATTGTGCTACCGCGAATTGTTAATTTATCTTCAGCAACAATTAGTTGAATCTTTTTATATTTTGTATTATAAAGAACAACATATTTAGCATCAATTATATGAACTGGATGAATAGATTCCAAACCAAGTTCATCAAAATTTTCCATATATTTTACTTTTGAAACCAGTTTAAATTTATCTACTGGTTTTTTAATTCTTGTTTTACTTGTTCCGACAATATTAGAAAACGTATTGACAACGTTATCCACAATATCTTTATACTTGTTAAAATCTGCTTTACTAATGTTATCATAGCCTTCATTACTTTCCTTCAATTCATTTAATAAATAAGTAAAATAATCTGCTATTACTTTACCCTCATTCTTTTTTATCTTATATTCTGTTATGAATTTCTTCCAGTCTTTTTTATAGAAATTTCCTGTAGAAACACAATTATCTATATAGGATTCAACATCATCAATGTAGCTATCTACATTGTTTTTTTTAACTACAGGTTTTGATATTGCAGTAACCGGTTTTTTTGCTTCTCTTTCTCCAGCATATTCAATTAACTCATATAATTGTGTATGAATTTTATTATCAATATAATCAGATTTAGGATATCCACGCATTATTATTCTACATAATGCACCTAATGTTGCTTTAAATAAAGTTTTAGGTATTTCATCAATATTATGTGCTAAAATCAAATTAGGCATATATTCAGCAACATAATCTAAAGTATATTTTTTTAATTCTTCATGATTAGTATTATAGTTATACCAGTTTAAAAATTGTATAAATTCCGATTGAGAATATTCTTTATTATCAAAAGAAGGTTCATCACCCCAAATCATGCCTTGAATGGTTTTCTTTTTTGATGTAGTCATTATATTTCTTTAAATTCATATTTTCTCAATACAGCATTAAAAGCATCTTTATTATCTAAATAATTGATATATGCCTCCATGAAATCATCTGGCAAATCAAAACAACCAAATGATGTTGGTCTATTTGCGAATACATTTCCAGATTTTTGAACTGCTCTAGCTTCATTTATACCAATTAAATGCTCTTTGTCTGTTATAACATCCACACAATCATCTATATCAATCCAACTGTAGGTTTGGCCATTCCCACATAATTGATATAAATCGCCTGAATATTCTTCTACCCAAAATGTTTCACCAATTTTACCGGCATACCAATAAGTATCCAATCTTGCTGATACTACTTTCACTAACTTTTTCATACTGTACCTTCATCTAAGAAGTTTAAAAAGAATTCTAACCAAAGACCTTCATTGCCATCTTGCATTATTAATGGATACTGGTCTGGATTTTCATAATGTTTAATCATATACTTTTCTTTAAACCCTAATACTCGTTCTTGTATATCACTAACAAACATTGATAGCCGTAAACTCATAATATAATCACCATTCAAGTTAAAAATATATTAATTGTTTCATAATTTTATCATACAATTCCATGTTTACTATAGTGAAACTTGGATATATTTTGCTGCCAGTTTCTTTGTATTCTAGGCAATCTTTTAATTCTACTAAATCATTATACCACATTTTCACTAATTCGCCTTTATGGTTTTTGTCCATTTCTAATGGATTTATAATAAGAAAATATACTATATACTTGCCTATATGTTCATATTTATTTTTACTATATGAATCAAATTCTTCTGGTGTGTATATGTTTTTTTCTTATTGAAATATCGTTGAAAAACTCTTCTTCGGAATATGGCTGCGATGTTTCAAGTTGTTTTATAAAATATTTATTCATAAATCACAAAATAATGTTAAAGTATGTGTATATTATACAGCATAATCATGCTTTGTCAATAAATTTAATTAAATCTTTATATGTTATCTTAGCGCCAGACTCTGTAATATTAGCAATTTTAATTATATCCTCTGTTTTTATAGTAATAGTTTCTAACTCAGGAAAATTATCTATTTTTATGAATATAAAAGCATCAATATTTTCTAAATAATTCATCATACCAATATAATCATATTTTCTACCAGTCCCAAGCATATATGATGGTATTATTGATAGTTTATTATTTTTATAACTTTTGCACTGTAGTCTTATCGGAGTTTTACAATCCGATTTAATTAAATCATGTGTGCAACCATTACTAATTACTCTAGTAATACCAATAAATTCAGTGGCTATTATGTCCTCTATTAATAAACCTATTATTCTACCATCACGTAGCCTATCATACAATAACATTTCCGGTATATCGCCAATTTTTATTTTTTTAGATAGAGAAAACCGCTGCCTATGATTAAATATTAATCTACTTTTTGCCATAATCTACCAAAATTTTGTTTAATTCATTTATACTAATACTTTTAACACCGACTGTCATTTCACTTATTTTTTTAATATCATTATAACAAGCTAATATTGCTGTTCTAGCATCCGGTCTTTTTTCTTTACAAAAATATGTAGAAGATTCCGTTTCATCAGTAGTATTTAATATTTTCCCTGTTTTTCCACCAACTCTACGAATACAAAAATCGGCTTCTCCTTTTTTCACAAAATCAAAATATGGGTTTGTGTCATAATTGACATATGATGCACGTTTACCTTTCTTTGCTGTCCTTTTTACCCATATCTGGAATACACAAGGTACATCATATACGCTACCATTAACAAGAAAACAATTCTTTGGGCAAAGTTCTTCGTGTATTAGATGAAAATGCCTGTCCAATTTCTTATGTATACTTTCCTTTTGGAATGTTCTTGGGACTATAAATGCTATTGCTTTTGCTTCTTTTGCAGCATGATTAAAAAATTTCACTGCTAAACTACCGGCAAACCCAAATGGCGGATTTCCAATAACTAATGCATCTTTTTTAATTTTAACAGATAAAAAATCCGCTTTTATTATATTATTTGCTTTTGGGTATAAATCGTAACTAATAATATTTCCTTCAAACACATAAAGATTATTTGAAAATGAACCGTCTCCAGCAGACGGTTCAATAATGTCCGTTATATTATATCTTTTCAATTTTTCTTTAGTTATCTGGATATATCTTTTAGCAATTTCTGGATTTGTATAATATTCATCATTGCCGCCGTTTTTCATTCTAACCTGCATTATTATCACCCCTAGTTAAAGTATGTGCATATTATACATTATACACATACTTTGTCAAGTTTTATTTACCCATGACAGGATAAACATTCGCCTTTAGAAACATTAACGCCTGTTTCTGACCTAATATAATATAAAGATTTAATATATTTGTCAAGAAATGCTAATTGATGTACTTCAGCAATGTATTCTTCGTCCTCATCAGCAGAAAAGAATAAGTTAATACTTTGCGCTTGGTCTATATATTTTTGCCTCGCAGAAGCTAATTTTATAATAGTTTTCTGGTCAATTTCAAATGCTGTTTTAAATACTTGTTTTTCATGGTCTGTTAACCAGTCAACATTTTGAACTGAACCATTATTTGCTATAATATCGTCAACTATAACATCACTATAAATTTCTTTATCCTTCATTATTTTTAACAATGAAGGATTTACTCTGGTCATTTTACCAGCAGCAGTATTTTGTATATAAGCATTTTTATATATAGGTTCAATGCCTTGACTAACACTACCACAAATTAATGCAGAAGAAAGATTTGGTGCCACAGCAATTCTATGAGTATTTCTTACTCCATAACCAACACACCATTCAGGTTCGCCAAATTCTTTTGCCATCCATTCAGAAGCTCTTAAAGATTCTTCATTGATATGTTTAAATATTTCAATATTTTTTAAATGTGCTTCAAATGATTCAAATGGAATACTATTATCTTGTAGATAAGAATGGAATCCTAGTAGACCTAAACCTAATGCCCTGCTTTTTTTAGCAAATTTAACAACTTTATCCATTCCCTCGGTTCTTTTACCAATTTCTATTAAATCTTGGTTCACACAATCTAAGAAAA